TTAATGGTGGGTGATCCGGGTGTGGGTAAAACTGCGATTGTTGAGGGATTGGCTCAACAGATTGCAAATGAAACTGTGCCCGACTTCATTAAAGGGCATGACTTATATTCATTAGAGATTGGTTCATTACTTGCAGGTAGTAAATATCGCGGTGACTTTGAAGAAAAAATCAAAAATGTATTAGACGCACTTAAAACAAAAAAGAAAGCTATTTTGTTTATTGATGAGGCTCATACAATGCGTGGTGCAGGATCAACTGGTAATGGCTCAGTAGACTTTGCTAACATGATTAAACCTGCTATTACTAAGGGTTATTTAAAGGTAATCGCTAGCACGACATGGGAAGAATATTACGAGAGTTTTGAGAAAGACCGCGCATTGATGCGTAGATTCTATCGTGTCAGCGTAGATGAACCATCAACTGATAGTACTATTCGTATTCTACGTGGATTGAGTACACGATTAAATGATTTCCACGGTGTAGAAATTTCAGAAGATGCTATCACAAGTAGCGTAGAGGCATCTGGTCGTTATATCCACGACAGAAAGAATCCAGACAAAAGTATTGATTTACTTGATGCTGCTTGTGCTAAACAAAAGGTATTAGGTAACATTGGTGCACAGATTACTAAAGCACATATCTTTGAGCAAGTGGAAAAAATGACTGGTGTACCTGCTGATAAGTTAACTGATGGCAATAGCGACAGAATTAAAAACTTAGAGCAAAATATTAAAAATAAATTGTATGGTCAAGATGAAACTGTAAACTCAGTGTTAGAGCGTGTTTATGTAAGTTTTGCAGGAATCAGTAATGAAACAAAACCAGTAAGTAGTTTCTTGTTCTTAGGCCCAACTGGTACAGGTAAAACTGAATTGGCTAGATTGTTAAGTAAAAATCTTGATATGCCATTGCTCAAGTACGACATGAGCGAATACAGTGAGAAACATAGTATTGCTAAATTTATTGGTGCGCCTCCTGGCTATGTTGGCTTTGGCGAAGGTGATTTAGGTGGTGGTAAACTTATCAATGATTTAAGTAAAAACCCATACAGCATTTTATTGTTTGATGAGGTAGAAAAAGCACACCACGAAGTATTTGATGTATTCTTGCAATTGCTTGACGAAGGTCGTGTTACTGGTAGTAACGGCAAAGAAGTTAACGCCAAGAACACAATCATTATTATGACTAGTAATCTAGGTGCAACTGATAGTGAAAGAAATAACATTGGTTTTGGTGATCAGCAAAGAACAGGTGATGATGACCGTGCAATGAAAGAGTTCTTTAAGCCAGAATTTAGAAATCGTATTGATATGATTTGTAAGTTTAACAAACTTGACACATTGGCTATTAAGAAAATTGTTATTAAGTTTGCAGAGGATCTTAAAACAAGTCTTAAAAATGTACATGATATCACGCTCAATCTATCTGAGCCTGTAGTAGAGTATTTGGCTGACAAGGGCTACGATACTAAAATGGGAGCACGTCCATTAAGTCGTAAAATCGATGAGTTAATTCGTGTTCCGTTGAGTAAGAAAATTTTATTTGAACAAATTAAAAACAGCACAGTTACCGCAAACTTAGTTGATGATAAAGTTGAGTTTTCAGTTGTTCAAAAAGTTACTGCTAGTGTAGGTGAAGATGGAGTAATTAGAGTTGGATAACGTTGAAGTACGACCCACATTATATTTTAACAAGTATAGATACCGTGCCAAATATAAAATGATGGGTATTCATGCTGCAAGTTATGCAAAGGATATTGTACATTTTCGTGAAATAATACAGCGCCAGCACAGATATGCTAGTAGTGGTATACCTTATAGATATGGTATAACACCCAAAGACTATGACTATGATACAATAGAAAGATTTATGCTTTGGCGTTCTATTAATAAAGAAAAAATCACGCTAAGAATAGCAGGGGATAGTTGCTCTGTGTTCTCAAATGATTTACCGTTATTGGAATCTTTAAAGTATATTGTCATAAAGAATTCAATTGAATATACTGAAATACAGTTAGACGGTGATCCTGACGTTAAAGTGCTTAAGGATCCCAAGCATAACTATAGGATATATTTCACTAATAAACAAGTCACTGATGAGTTTAAGCAGGATATGCTTGAATTCTTCAATGCACATCCGAAAACATTATTCCCATGCCCTGCATTATTGAAATGGGTAGAAGATCCAAGATTTAATCCCAAAGCCGGGGGAGTTGGAGCTTGGAGACGCAAGTATCTTATGCCCTTTTATTTCATAGACTATGATGATGAGTCTACTATTTTGCTATTAAGTCTGTTCTTTGACGGATATTTGGGTAAAAAATACAAACTAGAGATGCGTTAGGATTTTAGATAAATACTCTATAAATACGGAGTATATTATGGCTAAAATTCACGAAGAAATCGTAGTAATCAAACTAAGCAAGTTGGTAAAAGACACCGAAAACGTAGGCGCATTAGCCGACGCTGAAACGGTTGCCTCATTAGAACAAGTAGCACAAGAATTGGTTGGGTCTGGTGTAATCGTAGAAGTAGAGAGAGCCTAATCAAAATGTCCCAAGCAACCACTCAAATTTTATTACCAAGAACATCTTATACTGGTGTATCCACTATTACCGGCACACCAGTTCCTGCAGCATCCTATTATTTAAGTAGTCAAAACTTACAGACTTTAACATGGAATCTAGTGTTATTTTTGGGTATCATTAAGGTACAAGCTACATTAGTGGACGCTCCTACTGAAGATGATTGGTTTACAGTATATACTATAGATTCTGCTACTATTCCTGTTGCATTAACTCAGGTAAGTTATTATAATATTCAAGGTAATTTTGTTTGGATGAGAGCTAAAATAGCACAGTTTGTTGCAGGCGACATCCTCAACGTAAAGGTAAGTTATTAGAATGTCTAAGTTATTACTAGAGGGCGGTAACGTTGTTCCTAACGCCCAACCCGTCACTAGAGAAAATGTAAAAAATGTAGTTAATAATTTACAAAAATTAATGCCTAAGGGTATTACAGTACACCCTATTGGTAGCGCAGGTAAAAAAGATGTAAGTAGCGACATGGATGTATTAATTGATGCAAGTGAATTAATGCAAGTATTCCCTGCAAAAGAATTAAAATTATCCAGACAGGCTTTAGAAAACTATTTCAAAGAAAAAGGAATGTTTGCTGCACGGACCGGCGTTAGTGTTCATGTAGGTGTCCCAACTGGTCAAGGCAATGACTTAACACAAGTTGATATTATGGCAGTAGAAAATGCGGTAGATGTTGTTCCATTACATAGTCATGATTACAGCCGTGATGCTACAATGAAGGGCGGCACACTACATGCTATTTGGGCAGACTTAGCTAACATGAGTGCCGTTGAAGGTCATACTAGTTTAATGATGAGTCCTTATAAGGGCTTAGTAGATAGACAATCAAAAGAATTGTTAACGAGTAACAAAGATCAAATTGCTAAAGTAATTATTGGACCCACTGCTAGTGCAGATGACATGGGTAGTGTTCATGCTATACTAGATGCATTAAAAAAGTATCCAGAAAAATACAAAGCAATATATGCAAAGTATGCACCTCAACAAGTACAAGAAGGTTCTAACGAGTGGTTTAGAAATGTATTGGATAAGCTACCATGAGAGCAATTGAGTTTTTAACTGAGGCTACGGGCACAGTTGGTCGTAAGTATCAACACATTGAAGACCTAGTTATCACCAATGGTAGTAATGGTGGACTACATGCTATTGAACGTATGCGTCACATGAGTCAAGAGGGTGGTCACATTGAATTAAAATGGGATGGTATGCCTGTAATGTACTGGGGTCGTGATGAAAAGGGTGTGTTTAGATTGATACCTAAAAATGCATGGCAATATTTAAAATCAGGCAAAACACAAACAAGCAGTGGCGCAAGCACTGTTATGAATGGCCCTAAAGATATAATGAAATTTATATTAGGCACTGGCGAAAGCGATGAAGGTCGTCAACAATTTGCTAAACAAACTGCTGCACTATGGCCATACTTTGAACAGATTAGTCCAAAACAAGGATTCATTGAAGGTGGGTTATTATTTTACCCTGGTACTAAACCAGATGGTCAAAGTGCAATGCCTATTTATAATAAGAAAACACAAACGTTTGATTTTAAACCTAACATCACTACGTTTCACGTTCCTGTAAATAGCGAATTAGGTGGAAGAATTAAAAATGCAACGTTAATGGTTGCTGCAACTGGTTATTATCCTTCATTAGGTTCTGATGACGAACAACGTTATCCAGACGCAGAGAAGTTAAGTAGACCCGGCATCATAGTACAAGGCACCACATATGTACAAGAGCCCGTATCTACAGATGAACAAGGATTGGATAACTTAGAAAACTTTATAAGACAGAATGCAAAATTAATTGACAATTACTTAGCACCTAAAAAAGGTTTAAGTAATCCAGGTAATGAATTATATAGTTACTTTAATAAGCATTTACGTATTACTGGACTGTTGCGTGATTTCCCTGCATGGGCACAGGCTAATCTAAGTGCTAATAAAGTGCAAATGTTATTATCAGATAAAGAAGGCTTAAAGGCAACATTAGGTGCAGTTGAAGCATTAGCCAAAGAAAAACAAAAGATAATTGCAATATTAAGTGCTGGTACACATGGCGGCATTAAGCAGACTAAACCAGAAGGTTATGCACAAGCACATCCCGGCAAGAAATTTAAAGCAGAT